AGTAGGATATAAAAAGGCGGGTTAAAAGTTAATTTTAACTTATAGCTAAAAGTTAGGTATATCATAGCCAAATTTTTCTGCAGCGTGATTACAGCTAACTTGAAAGACCAAGTATCTAAAAGTTAGGTATATTGCAGGATATTTTTTACGCAGCCAGAAAAGTTTTCTAATTTTTTATACACTAGCTACACTTGCACCAACTACTATCATACTATCATTTCTTTTTTATTTTAATTAACTCTGAAAGATACCATTGAGCCTTTTGTAAGTCCTCTAGCCCATTCTTATGATTAAACCGCCACATGTACTTGATGACGTTCCCCTGTAGGTAAAATTGGTAGCCATCTCCCGTAGCACTTTTGATTGCGTCTATACATTCAACCTTTCCTTTTCTGTAGTGGCTAGGTCTGTTTACATTATCTTTAGCTTTCATCTTGATCCTCCAAATAATCTTCTATGTTTAATATACTGTGCTGATTGATGTATATAGGAGTTCCTTCTCCTACCCAAGAACCCATTACATTGTAGTCGAAGTATTCTATAGCATCATCTTCTGTCATGTGATTGTCATGCATGAGTATTAATATGCATTTATCGTAATCATATATGGCAACTTGTTTTCTGCCGAAGGCACTTATAGTTGTGCCTACAAACGCATCTTCAAACCCATCTGCTAGTCTCATTTTTGATTTATTCATTTATTTCTCCTACTCTTTTAAAATATTTTAATTCAAAGTGTGCCATTGGCTCTTGATCTTGCCAATCTCCTCTATCCGATCTTCCCCCTTGTTTTGTGGTGAAGGGAGAAAAAAAATCTAAGTAAGCCAACGCACCTAGCCACGACACTATGAGAATGGAAGTTGTGTTCGTTTCTCTGCCTAATCTTCTAGCCTCTAAAACTTTTGCTAATGATATTATGTACGTTGGGAATGCTCCAAAAGTATGCGTTCTACACTTCACTTCCGCAAAGCCCACTAGGTTTGTGTCACGATATATTGCATAATCTATTTTGTAAGACATTGGTAATTTAAAATAAACTACGTTCCAACATTGTGAAACGTAGTCCATAACTTTTATTTCTGAGTTTAAGTTAATCTTTGTCTCATAAAGAGGTCTCATAAGTTAAAATTAACTTCTAGGTGTTTGGTTTTCAAGCCAATCAATGATGTCAGTTCTTTTGTAAAGTTTTGTAGGTCTGTTTTTCTTTGACTTTACTATGATAAATCCTTTTGGAAAGTTAGAGTTTTCACTTTTCCTTATGTTGTATAAGGTCATTCTGCTTATATCTAATAGCTTGGCAACACCATCTAAGGTTAGATAATCAGCACTCGCATCAGATTTGTTCTGTGATTTCTTTTCGGTCATCTTCTTTCCTTTCATCAGGTGTTCCGTCTTCATTTAACTTAACCATGACAACCATATACCTAGATCCAACCCAATCTTTGTGTAAATCTTGAGGAACATCATTAGGATGTATGGTAAGCCTTATGTTGGTTCCGTTTTTGTCTTGCATCATAGATGTTTTGACTGCCTCGAAACTTATATTAGAAACTTTATTTTCTTCTTCCATTTAACTCTCCTTTAGAATGGTATTTCGTCATCTAACTTATCGTCAGATTCGTTTCTTTTTTCAGCCATTTCTTCTTTTGCATCCAACCTTGCCTTTTCGACATTAGATATTATTCTTAAATATGGTATACCTGACTTAGATACTTTTTTCCAACCAACCATATTTATCTTTGGCTGAGATATGCCCTCTTGCTTTTGTGCAATTAAATCATCCACAACATCCATTTCAAGCTCCATAGACCCTGAGTAGTCAGGACTGTTCTCAGTTTTTTTGCTTTTAGCGGTAAATAAAGCTCCCGTTGCAGTAAACTTATTTTCATTTTCCATCATCGTTTTCTCCTTTGTTGTTGACGATTTCCTCAGCTCTCTTTTTGAAAGCCAATTCTACTTCTTCGTAGTCTTTTAGTGATAGGTTCTTTAATATTTCTCTTGGTTGTTCATTGTTTTTCCAAAAACCAACTATTTCTGATCTATTATTTTGTGCGGGAAGAAATGTTATAAATATTTCCTTTATCATTTCTATACCTTTGACTATTTCTTTTTCATCATTGGGGTAAACAAAAGTTGTCTCAGGTAAGTCATCCTTATCATCAGGATTATTTGTTCCACCTTTTATTTCCTTAGGTCTTTCTTCTTTAAAACTATCAGCCTCATCCTCTGCATATACATCTCCGTGAAGACCAACTAACTTTAATATAACTCTGTCTTTTGCACGTTTTTCAGCCATAGCATATGGATAACTATTTTTGTTGTTTGATGGGGATGCCTCTCCTATAGACCACTCTGATTTATCGCCCATATGCCCCATAACCATTAAGCTAACAATTCTCTTGCTACTGTCACTTTCCAAGATTGTGGGGGCATCAAACTTTATCTTTCGTGCAACCGCCACTTTTTCCAAAGCCTTGTGTAAAAGAACATAAGTTCCGTGGCAGTTCCAACCCGCCTCTTGATGTGTCATTCCAATTTCTTTAAGGGTCTCTACTACTTTCTCAGGGATATCACTTTTCATTATTTTCTCCACAATTTAATTGAACTTCTTAAACTTTTAAACCAACGAATTAAGAAAAATGTATCTATAGGTTTTCCTTTGTTGGTTGCCTCTATTATGTGTTCTGATAAAGGTTTTGCTTTAATTTTACCGCTACTCTTTACTTTTTTTACAACCTTTTTAGTTTTAGTTTTTTTATCTTTCATTGCTCCCTCTCTTTCTTTTGTTTGCAAAAATCAGCAACTGAACAGTAGTTGCCACAACGTGTATGTTCTCCAACACGAAATTCTATTTCAAGATCAATTTTTTTCATAAATTTTGTCGATTCATTATGCCAATTCATGTATTTGATAGCCTCTTCTTCACTATCTAAGACTTTCATGGCTCTTTTCTGACCCTTTTTCTTTACTGCCCATGTGTCAGGCTTCTTCCAAGTATCTTCATCGCCACACAAGCCTAAATCGCCGTGCATGTCATGTAAAATCTGAGCCTCTTGATGTAATCTCATTCTGTTTTTAATATAATCAGAAACCTTTTGATGATCCCATAAAGGTATGTCTACAAAAACTATAGGTGCTTTAGGATATCCCTCTTTTCGCTCAGCGTCTCTTCTGTTCCAGTCTCTAAGAATCGCACATATTTTTAAGCTACCTAACTTAACATTAGAGAATGCATTTTTTTCTGAGACTAGGTAAGCGTAGCAGTTTAATTGATTTTCCCAATCAGGCTTTCCGTATATCACAGACCAAACTGAAGTAACTTTGTAATCAATTATGTTCACAGTTTGAGAACCATCTTCATTTGCGATTAACTCTTGCCTATCAACTGCCCCTGATAAAAGCCAACCATCAACTTTTGAGTAAAGCCTTTCTTCAGTAATAACATCGTCTGATTGCTTTGAATTTTCTAATACTGAATGAACCGCAGTACCAAACAATGCCCAAACCATATCGACTGCATCGACCTCAATTTCTTTGTCGTGCTTTTCTTTCATCAATCTTATTTTGGGACTGTCAATTAAAGTAGTGACAGATATATCAGCTAAACCTTTACTGTATTTATCATTTATGGCAAAGTCCACAAAAGGTTGTGGCATGCCAAAATTATTAGTTATTTTCATAATTTTCTCCTTACGCAACTTTATAGATAATAGGAAAGCCCATATATGTCAATAAAAACCCACGAAAAAATAAATTTTATTATTGAGGGAGAGCCTGCAAGCAAGGCAAACTCAAGAAAAATAGTTACATTTGGCAAGAGACCCGCCTTAATAAAATCAGATAAAGCTAGGAATTATGAGAAAATATTTGCTCTTCAATGCCCTCAATTAAAAATTCTTATTGAAAACGATGTAAAAGTAGAGTTAATTATATATTACTCTTCAAGAAGACCTGATTTAGATGAGAGTGTTATCTTGGATTGTATGCAAGGAAAAATATATGCTAATGACAGACAAGTTAAGCAAAAGCACATATATTGGGGATTGGATAGAGAGAGACCAAGAACTCATGTCAGAGTGTCGCCTTTGGAAATATGTGATGTGCCAAGCGATTTCTGATTTATATCTAGGCAACCCAAAAGAAAAATTGCAAGTAGCCATTTGGATGAAGAGCAATGATTTTGATGACGTTTGTGACATGGCAGAGTTAAATTCTAGCAGATTAAAGGTTCATTTAAATGAAATTGCCAATAGTAAACCTTTAGTTGCGAGGTACTTGGGCGAAAGATTAAAAAGAACAATTCAAAACAGAAGTTTGTTCGACTAGTTATAACAATACTAGTTATAACCAGTAATACTAGTTATAAATATATAATATATATATACTAGTTATAACTAGTAATACTAGTGTAAGTTAAAATTAACTTTTACATTGGTTGTTTAAAGTGGGGCGGTGTCAAAGAACAACTTTTCATTTTTTAAACTTATAAAAATAATATTTTTTTTCGTTGACTAGGTTTTTTTATAGCACTATCTTTTTTTGAATTGCGTAGGAGAAAACATGGAACTAAAATCAAATATAAGGGCAAAGGCTCTCAGTTTAGGTAGTGGTCAGCACAAAGTAAACTGTCCTTTCTGCTCTCATAATAGAAAGAAAAAAGATCAGAAAACATTATCTCTAAGAGTTGATAAGGATGTCGTTGCTTATAATTGTTGGCATTGTTCAGAAAATGGCTCAATACGATTTAATGACAATAATTTTAAGCTAATAAGGAGAGAGCCATTGGTTGCTGTTAACAATAATTGGTTAGATTTATCAGCAAATACAGACAGTTTAAAGTATTTAAAAAGTAGAGGCATATCTGAGAGTACGGCAAAATTGGGCGGGTTAAAATATACAAAACATTACATTGCATCTGAAAAAAAAGAAATGCCTTGTATAGTTTTTCCATACAAAAATAAAGGCACTACAGAGTTTGCAAAAATAAGATCGTTTCCTGATAAAGGTTTTTCTTCTCAGGGATCAGCAATAAACTTTTACAACATAGATAATGTTGAGACTAATGATTGGATAATAATTTGTGAGGGCGAAATGGATTGCCTTTCATTTATGGAAATTGGATACAAATCAGTTGTATCAATACCGCATGGGGCGGTTATGAAAGTTGTTGATGGTAAGATAGATGCCCACGAAGATGGTAAGTTTAAATTTATTTGGAATGCAAAAAAGAAATTAGAATTGTGCGATAAAGTTGTCATTGCAATGGATAGTGACAAATCAGGTCAGGCAATGGCAGAGGAAATAGCTAGGAGAGTTGGTAAAGATAGATGCTTCAAGATAGAATATCCTCAGGACTGTAAGGATGCCAATGATGTTTTGGTAAAGTATGGCAGAAAAAAACTAGACGATATTGCCTCAAATCCAATACCATATCCAGTTTCAGGATTGTATGATGCCTCTCATTTTTATGAAGAGGTTGATGATATTTATGAAAAAGGTATAGGCTCAGGTGTATCTACTGGATATGAAGAAGTAGACGAATTATACACAGTTGTAGAGGGGCAGTTGTCTGTAGTTACGGGGCATCCATCAAGCGGTAAATCTGAATTTGTAGATCAAATAATGATTAATATTGCACAAGAAAAAGGATGGAAGTTTGGCATTTGCTCCTTTGAGAACGAACCCAGAATACACATAGCAAAGCTGATTAGTAAACATAAAGGAAAGCCTTTTTTTGATGGCATAACACCTAGACTTACAAACGAAGAGTTACAAGATGGAAAGACATTTGTGCAAAATCATTTTTCTTTTCTTTATCAGGCAGATGGCAGTTTATCTTCTTTGGATAGCATTTTAGAGAGGATGAAAGTTGCGGTAATGAGGCATGGTGTTAGAGGTGTTGTTATCGATCCCTACAATTATATATCAAGAGATACCACAACATCAGAGACAGATTGGATATCTGATATGCTCACAAAACTAAGGGTATTTGCTCAGGCTCACGGGATACACATTTGGTTTGTTGCTCATCCAACAAAAATGATGAGGAGAGATGATGGAACTGTGCCACCACCAAAAGGTTACGACATATCAGGTAGTGCATCTTGGTTTGCTAAGGCTGACATAGGTTTGACAGTACACAGACCTAATCCATCAGGATCAAGTATAAGTCAAATATTGATATGGAAATGCAGATTTTCTTGGGTGGGTTCTATTGGAGATTGTGCTTTGTCTTTTGATAAAGTAACATCTAGGTATATGAGTGTGGAAAAGATGCATAGTGCTGAACAAATGATTGCACCTGATGGATACGACAGACGTAAATATAAAATGCCACAAAAAAAATGGCAGAAAAGTTATTATGAAAAAGATGACGATGACGAAGACTTACCATTTTAACAAACAAACTGTTAAGCCTGAGTTCATTGGTAAATCTAACAAAGTTAGGATGAGGGTTGTAGATCAAACGTGCCTAGATACGTTATTACTCAATGATAGTATATCGTTAGATAACTACAAAATATTAGATAAATTTCAAATGGATTATAATGTGTCAGGGATGGTTGGCATAAAAGCATCTAGTTACAGTCCAAGGGTTATCGCTAGTTACGACTCAACAAGTAACGATAATGAATTATTAAAAAGGAAAGTTAGCGAATGCCTAGCCTCGTTAAAATCAGCAGGTGGGACAAAAATTTATGAAATGGTAATGAAAATAATTACTGACAAAAATTTAAGTAGAGTTGATATCGAATTTGTAAAAAAAAATATAAGGGAAATAGTCAAACCAATAAAAGAATTTTATGAAAGTTGGTATAATAGTTGACTTATTTAAAAGGTGGGATTATGTTTCGGTAAAGTGATCTTTACTCGCATTTCACTTCTTACGCAATAAAGGGCGGTCTCCTCCAAGATCGCCCTTAACTTTTCCAAAAGTTAAAATTAACTTTTACTCATCAAATTGACTGCCACCTCTTCTGTGGACAATGCCTGATGTTGAGATTTTAACTACCTTTCCGTAATCTCTATCTCTATTTGATAATGCCTCAGGGACATCCTCAAACCTTTCATCCATACCCAATTCCTCAGGTGTCATTTTTTTATTACGATCAACTAACTCTTTATGAGCTTGCCTAGCACCTTGATTGATAAAGTGGTATGCACCACCGCCCTTTTTATTATTTTTCATTGATATTGCCTTTCCTAGCCATGCACGGCTTGTGCATAGCGGTTAATGTTATTTTGGTAGTTTGGTGTACAGAGGAGACTTACCCCCTCTGTACGAGGCTCTAATCGCCTTTTTTGTGGCTTTCCATACATTAACTGTTCATACTTTAAAGAAACCACAGTTTTGCCCACAATAATTGTTGAATTAAAAAATGAGGGAACAATCATATAGGGATGTATAGCATTTAGGTTGAGTGCAATTAAACTCAGGCATCCACTTTTGCCCACCAATAAGGAGTGGTTTCTCCCCCTATTCTTTAAAGAAGATACTGTAAAAACTAAACAGTATCATAGTTAAACCTATCGATCCTATAAATATAGTTATGAGTATGCCCTCGACACTTTGCATATAATACCCATCAGGATCAGCTAATGTTACAATAGACATAAGCATTATACATATGCCAAGTAAGAATAATAATATTCTTTCGATCATTGTTTTTCTCCCCAATTTTTAATTAAGTTTTCTATTTGCATAGCCATTTCATATCGACCATCAAGAATACCTAGTTCTCGACTATCGACATCATCCTCATGGCTATGGCTATTGTAAGTGCTTATCTCTGAAGAGGTTTCTTTTTTTATCTTAGCTATAAGCTGATTAGATAAATCGTCAGGATTATTTTTCATTAGTAACCTCGCTTAATTATATTTAAATATTTATCTAATAAATGTGCAGTATGAAAATCCTGATCTTTCATTAACTCAAGACGTTTTTCATCCACTAAATTTTCCAAACCTTTTATGGCATCCGCCCAAGTTATTTCATATATAAACTCAGGCGGTAGGTCTTTCCATTTTATTTTACTCATAGATACTCCTCTAAATCTATTTGCTGACTATTAAGTTCAGCTTGGTTAAATTGTTTAGCTACTTTTTGTTTTTCGATTTCTATATTCATAGCTATGTCGTGCAATCCATCCGCTAATAAATCAGCAATGATTTTATCTAACTTTTGGATAATCTCTAACTCACTCATTTATTTCCTCCTTTTTTAATTCTTCCTGATTGTCTGACCACATTTCGTAGCAACCCCAACACAGATGCCAATTAGCATCTGTTCTGTATGTTCCAAACGTAGATGCATCGCATCCAACACATTGCTCATATCCATAGTCCATTATAAAACTCCTATAATTATTACTGATATTAATATTGAGAATGCAAAGCCAATTTTGATGTAAAGATTTCTTACATAATTTTCCTGATACATTCTGTTTTGGTAGTACTTAAAATTATACTTCATTTTGAACTCCTAAAAGTTAAGATTAACTTTTACAGACCTGACTTTGTTGCCTTGAT